TTCTAATTTGTATGTTATTATTATCAACAGAAAACATGGTTGTGCCACCTACAGCAGTACCAGTTCCTGCTCTATTAAAAAACATAGTAGGTGCAGAGTGATCGGAGGTAAAAAATAAATTTGCACCATTAGCACCGAGTTTAAATGTTTGATTTGCTTCTGCTGTAAGACGAAATTCACTAGCAACATTATTGTTTGCACCTGACACATGAAGAGCAGAAGATGGTGTTAAACTAGCACCAATTCCGACTTTACTTCCGTCAAAAGTAAAATTAGCTTCACCTTCTAAAGTATTAGCTGATCCACTACCAGTAATAACTCTATTATCAGCATTATTATTTATTGTTGTGCCACTAACAGAATCAAAAGATAAATTACCACCACCATCAGTTTTTAAGAATTGACCTGCACTACCATCACCATCAGGCAAGGTAAATGTTGTTGTTGTTGTTACTGAGGATGGTGCTTGAAATTTTAACTGGTGGCTGTTGTCATCATCCTGAAATGATAAAACATCTAAGCCTGACGTTCCTGCCGAAAATTCTTTTAAGTGTGACATTACCTCTCTAATTGCATTATTCATGTCCGATGGTAAAGCTGAATTTTCCCCAAGATTAACGTCACCTACAACAGTATTATTGTCTGCTGTAGCATCATATTCTGTAAGTTTGTCTTTTGCCATTATTATTCATCCTCTATTGTTAATGTTTTAGCTTCAACTTGCCTCAGTATTTCTTGATAAGTTGCATTATCTGTTTCTTTTGGAACATGAATTAACTCGTCACCTACAACAATTTCAATATATTCATATCCGACTATTGATTTTTTATTTACTGCTGATTTTATATTCATATTTACCTCTATAATTCTGCACTAAATTTCCAAACTGGACTACCCATGAATGGTCTAAAATCTGCTGTTGCTGTTCTTGAAAATTCAAAGTTATGAGTTTTGGTGGTAGTAGCAATTGTACCGATACTCCAAGGACTTGTAATTCCTGCATTTGAAACAGCAGGTGTGCCTCTCATCTCAACTGGAAAAACTAATTGATGTCTTATAAGACCTGTATTTCCATTATTTATAAGTCCAATCCACAATCCACTCCATTCATAGTAATAACGTCTGCAATGCAATGTCTCTTCATGTATTGATCTATGCTCAAAAGGTGTAGCCAAACCTATTTCTACCTGAACTCCAGTTAAATAAAAGTTAGAACTAGATGTGCCTATCCAGTTAGCTTGATTTGTTGTACTAAATTTTTGACCAGATGCCCATGCATTTGGTGATCCTTGATATGTTGATCCACTTCCTAGATCCCAATAAATTCTTAAACCATTACCATTTACCCTATTCCAACTTCCAGTTGTATCTCCACTTGCTATAGTAATAGTCTTCTTTTCCCAAGTATTTGCACTTGAGATTGTGTATTCTTTTATTTGATATCTGTTTGCTGTAACAGAATAAAATGCAATGCAATAAGTTCCTGCTAAACTTGCTTTGACCCAAAAACTTAATGTAACAGATTTTGCATCTGAAGAACCATAAGCAAATTGAGATACATCATGCCCCTCTATATCTGTAGCATAAGCATAAAAATCACCTGCTGAAACAGAACTATCAACTGCTGTATTATTTAGTTTTGCACTAAATTCAAATTCATTATTAGGTGTGTCTGTCGATTGTTCAACAGTATATGTGCCACCTCCATTTGCCCAACCTTTAAATCTATCTGCTACAAATACATCATTACCACTTACTGTAGTTGCTGAAGTTCCTCTTTGGAATATTTGAAATTTTCCATTCAACACAACATTTCTACGACCCCCTAACTCTCCATCTTTGAGTGTAACACTATCAATAGCAACTCCATTGGTCGATGTTTTTTCATTAATTGTGTCTGTAGACATGGCTGTAAAACTTGGACTTGTTAATGCCTGGCTTCCAGTATCCATGTTTTTAAGATGACTCATTAAGGATCTAATAGCATTGTTGACATCACTTGCTGCCATGCCCTCTGCTATATTGATAGAATCAATATCAGTATTATTAGCTGCTGTTGCATCATATTGTGTAATATTATTCTTTGCCATTATTCACTTGCTCCTCTGCCAGTTGCTAATCCTATTTGTTGTCCTAATAAACCAGTACCAATACCGATATTTCTTCCTGACCTTAATCTTTGTTGCTGAAGATTATTTCTTGCTGTTTGCAATCTTGTAAGTATTTCTTCTAATCTTCTTGGATCAGTCTCAGTTAAGTCTCTTGCTAATCTTGAAGCTACTGCTTCAGGTGTTCTTGTCATATTAATAGCTTTTCCTGCCAACTCCCTGATGCTTGGTATTCCTAAAAAGCCAGTTGGTACATTTGCAACATCATCAATATCTTGACCCATAGGCGCTGTTCTTGACCCTACATTGACTGTTGATCTTGTTTTGACCTGATTTATTCTTGCTTTCATCCTTTTTTCAAACTGCTCAAAAGCCTTTTTGCTTGGAAATAAAGCCTCTAATTGTTTTCTTTTCTTTGGTGTTCCAAATATTCTTGTTGCTACATTTGCCATGTCAGGTGCGCTATCAACTGAGTTTTTGATCGCATCAGCTACACCTACTAAATAACCTTGCTTTTCACTATCGGAGAGTTTTGATATAACTTGATCAATTTCTTCAGGTTTTGCCCTTAAAAACTTACCACCATCTTCAACTGCTTCTCTAATTCTAGCATCACCTGCAAACTTGTTTCTTGCAATACTATATGAACTTTCACCATTAATCTTGGGTGAAGCATCATCAATTAACTTAACAAACTCGTTTCTTTTCTGTTTTAAGGCTCTCTCAACACCTCTGCCGATAGATGTTTTAGAAGCACCTCTTTTACCTAACCCAAGAACCTCATCAAGTCCCATTTTGATGTAATGAAGTTCTTTGATTGAAAAATTGTCTATTTTACTAAGATCATTGATGTTAGCAGGTAAATCAAAACCTTCTAATTTGGCAAGGTTTCTTGCTTGATCTATTGCCTCATCAAAAGCAGGTAAGTTGAGAAATGGTTTTACTTTGTTAGCACTTACAGTTACTGGCTTTCCATCTAAATTAAAAGCTGCATCATAATCTGCATTTGCATTTAGTTTCTGTTTACTAGCTATATCATCTAAGACTTCTAGACTTGATTTGTTTACATTAAAAACTTGATTGATATCATCAGCTATCTCATCGCCTAGACCAAGCATTCTCTCATCAAGATTCTTCTGCGCTATATCAGCACCCTCTCCTGATATTCCTGCTGCACCTCTTGTTAATCTTTGAGTGCCAGTACCAACATCAGCAATCATTGCATTTGGTGTGCCTCTTACTTCATCAATAACATCTTCAACTGTTTTATCTGATCTCTCTATTCCTTGAACTATTTTTTTATCTGATGCTGTTTGAATAGCTTTATCCCCTCTTAAAGGCAATGAAACACGATTAACAACACCTTTTCCTAAATTAATAACAGATGGTATGGCAGCACCTAATCCACCACCTAAAACTCCACCTACTAGACCACCAGTTGCCCTACTTTCTGCATCTTCTCCTGCGCCAATACCTGCGATAGCGCCCTCAGTAGCTCCAAGACCTGCACCAAAGCCAGTTGTGCCAAATCTTCTAATAGCCTCTCTGCCTAGCGCTGATCCTGCTGCTCTTGCAGCACCTAGACCACCAGTTAGAAGTCCACCACCTATTTCCAAGCCTAAAGCTAATTCAGGATTTTCTCTTCTGAAATCTTTTATATTTTTTCTAATGTCACCAACAGTTTCATCATAATCACCAAGTAACCCAAAACCAGTTCTTAATCCTGCTTCTAATTCATCACCAAAGCCTAAAGTAAGACCTTGCAGTCCAGTTCTTCCACCACCGACAATGCTTTCAGCAGTTGATTGTTCTTTTGGCTCAGGTGTCGTGCCTTCTCTTGCAATACGATTGACAAGCTCTTGTTTGCCTTGATTATTTAAATTATTCCAATCTGCATCGTCAATCTTGACTTTGCCTATACCATCTATTTCTAATGTTGGCATTATTTGATCACCTTATAATTTACATTTTTTGAATTTAAACCTGCGCCCTCACTTATACTATTGATAGATGCAGTCCCTTTGAATCCTTTAAGAGTTCCAAACTTTTCAAAATATTCTGCTGATTTTCTTTTTTGTTCTGCTGCTCTTTTAATTGAGTCAGCCAATCTTTTAACTCTTTTTATGTTTTCTTCTTCAGAAAGTCTTGGATTAAAAGCTCTGTTTATGAGTCTTTCACCTTCTTTTTCAGTAAACTGTGCGCCTAAAATTAGCCTTAGGTTTCTTTGCACAACTTCAGAAACAAGCTCTTGTGCTTTTAGACCTGATTTATTAACAATAGCTGCAAGAGAGTCAGGAAGATTTCCGACAAAAGCACCAGTACCACCCTCAGTTTCTAAAATATTAACTGCTTCGTCAAGCTGACTAAGACCTTTTTGAACATCAGCAAAACCACCTTTGAGAACAAAATCACCATATTCTTTAGAGAAAGACTTATCTATAGCTTTTTGTCCCTCTGTTAAAGTACCTATGCCACCAGTTTTGTCCTCTAGCTTAGATATTTCATCAAATATACTTGATTTTTTTATATCAAATTCACCAGTATCAGGATCTTGAGTGGCAATATATTTTCCACCACCTAATATCTGTGTTTTTGGTTTCTTTCTTCCTTCAAACACAACCTTAGGATTGCTTGGATCTGATACATCTATGAGAGATCCACCTACAACTTGTAAATTGTTTCTGCCTCTTCTACTTGCTCTGTTAAAAGCGCCTAAGCCTTGATTAATTGTTTCACCTAAAATACCACCAAATGATTTTGGTTGAAATGATGGTGCGCCTTGTTTAAGTAAAGCGCTTGAAGCTGCCAATATGCCTTGTGTTTGTGGATCTGACATATTTTGTCCAAATAAGCCACCAAAACCACTTCCCAAACTGCCTTGAGTGTTAAGAGGAGGTTCTTGTACTTGATTTGTTTGAGAAAGAAGATCATCAGGGCGCATCATAGGAACTGGAGGAAAATCCTGATTTATCGCACCTATTGAACTTGGTCTTGGTGTTGGTAAAACAGAAATAGGAGATTGATTTCTCATCATAGGATTTCTTAGTGCTGAAAATATGTTTATCATTATAATAACCCCAATAATCCACCACCAACTGCACCTAGAGCAGGATTAAACCCTGCCAGTTGCGCTAGTTGTGCGCCACCTAGACCCCCACCTAATACACTTGCAGGTCTATTTCTAAATACTGGTCTGCTTGTTTGTGATCCTAGAGTTCCACCCCTTACAGAGGATAAGAAGTCTCTTAGTTTCTGTTGATCTCTTGTCTGTTCAAAATTAAATCTGTTTATTTGATCTTGCAATTCAGCTTGTCCTTGTGCCTCTCTTGCTGCTCCTACTTGTGCAAGTTGTTGTGCATCAAGGTTCTGCATTGATGGTATAGATGCCAAAGCGCTTTGTTGCGCTCTCAAAGCAGCAGGTGCTAAAGCCGATGCAAGTGCTTGTTGATTTGCTCCTGATCCATATCTTCCTGCTCTTGCGAATTGTGACTGAACTGTGTCAACGACTGGTTTAAAAGCTGCACTTAATAAAGGATTAGTTCCAGTCAAGTTTTGTTCTAATATATTCCTTGATTGACCAGTCAGGCTCATAGGATCTAATGCTCTTGCTCTTTGTAAATCCAAAGCAATCTCTGTTTCAGGACTAAACCCAACAGTTGTTGCTTGAGGGAAAAACTGAGGCGCATCGCTTTCAAATAAATCTTTTGCTTGTGATAGACCAAACTCTAAGAATGGTTTTGCATAAGCAGGAGGCTCAGTCACTTGTGTGTTGACTTGCTGTCCTCCACCACCACCTTTACCCATGATACATATCCTTTCCTAAAATAATTCCAGTTTGTTTAAATCCTTTGAGAACTCTATGCCACCCTTTGCGACCTATAATCTCAATACCAACACAACCCCAAAGTTGTGACCAATGCCTAATATCAGGCTCTACTTTTAGCAATGTCTTAAGGTTTCCACCTGCTAACCAATATCTCAAAACTCTCTTCTGAGGATAATCCATAATCTCTGTTACTACTGCTGAGTCATGGTAATGCCAAAACTGAGCATCTCCTCTCATAACTGACTCTAAAACATCTGTTAAGGTGTGAGTGCCATTAGAATATTTCAAAGCAGACTCAAGCCACTCTGAGCATCTTTCCCACTCACCCAATAATGATATATCCGAACTGTCTGTCGGCTTGACTGTTATTTGCATGAGTTATTGTGAAACTGCCATCTGCCCTTGTACTGACAAACATTGTTCCATTCCCTTGTTCCGAAGCTGAGTTAGCAGTCAAAGGCATAAATAATATTATGCTGTTTTTTCCTGCCCTTTGATCTGTTACTGCTGTTGTTGTTGCAGAAGCAGTCAAAGTCACACTTCCAGTTGAGTTTATTTTTCCATTTAAAATATTGTTTACTACTAATGAGACTTCTCTTGGATTTGTTGCCTCATAAGGTAAAACCTTAAAATTAGCGTCTGCCAAGAACTTGTCCCTCTACATCTACACCTTGAGCAAACTCCCAGTTGCTCTGTGGTGAGGTTGCATTTGTTATATTCATCCTTACTCGATGAAACCTACCTTGCGCTCTATGTTCAATAAAACCTTCATCTGTTAAAGAATTTGCAGTTGAAAAAGCAACTGTGTCATCTTGTCTATCTCTCGTTCCTATTTGTAAAGTAACAGAGCCACCTTTGAAGTAAGGAACTGATCTGTTGATTACACCATGCTTTCCTTGTTGTAAGAAAAACTCACCAGTTTCTATTGTTGCTGCTAGTGGGTTTCCAGTAAAAGCAAATATTTTGCTGTCTTTAGCTCCACCAAAAAGAAATGCTCCACCTTTATATAAATTACTATCAAGTGGTGCAGGTAATGCCTCTAAGTTTGCTGCTAGATTATCTAAACCCTCTAGTGTGTAACCTGCTGTAAAAAAAGGTGCTAACAACTCTGCTGCAACTTCAGCATAACTCCATTTCTGAGTAGCAAAATTATATATTATTAATCTGTCTGCTTTACCATCTGTGCTACTGTTTGACACATAACTCCAAACAACAATCTGTTCAGTTGGGTCAATAGCACAAGACATCGCATCTGATTTAGCTGCATTAAAATCATTGAAGAAAAACTTGTTAATTTTTTCTGCACCTATTGGCACAGACTTTGTGCCATCAAAAGCATAAAACCCATCATCCGACAAATAAAATACTGTGTTTCCTATGTTTGCAACTGATCCTGAAAAAGGACAACCCCTTGATGTTTCAACTCTGTCTATCTGATAGATCAAAGGCGATCCAACATAACTAGCTCTTGCGATAGCTTTTTCCAATAATATTGTTGCATACTCACCACCCACTAATCCAGTTATTGCACCTGCATCAGGTATGTCTTGAAAATCTGCTTGATCAGTTCCAACAGTCCATGAGGTAGCATTGTTTATTGCTGACCATCTTGTTCTAAATGGCACTCGACCTGAGCCTTCATCGATATTGGCAGTCCACACCTGATCCCTTACTACGGCTAAAAAATCTGCTTTTGGTGGTGATCCTGACAAAGCACTAAATGCACTATCAGTTCCTAAAGTAAACTCTTGCAAAGACTCTCCAACACCACCTGCAACAATCACACTTGTACCAAACTGGACAAATCTCCATTTTTCAGCACCTGACAATGTAAAACCAGTATTTGTACTTACAAGGTTACTGTTTGAGGTGTTGAAGCGATATAATTTACCTGCATCTCCTGCGAATAAAGTAACATTACCTGAGTTGTCTTTTGCTGCAAAAATACCTAATATAGCACTATCTGCTGCATTTGAAAAACTTACAAATTCAGGTATTGATCTATAACCTGAAACAGCAGGAATGACATTTGTTGCGACTGTTACACCATTTAAATTTAAATCAGGTTGATCAGGTAACCATTCTCCGAACTTAATCATTGTTTTCTAAAAACCTCATTTCCTACTGATTGATTAGTAAAAGTTTCTGAACCAATTGCTATTGTTGAAAAAGTCTCTGATCCTACTGTTACTATTGTCCAATCTTCTCCTAATATCTTTGCATTTAGACTTGCGCTAGAACTTGCATCTGAATTTCCAGTAAATACTGCAATAAAGTTTGGTGTTGATGTCACACTAGCTGAAGTGTCTACTGATGCAGTAGCAACCAATACTAATAATGCACTACCACTTGCACTTGCGCTTGTATCAACACTTGCACTTACAAACTGAACTCTGATTGCAGTTGCAGTAATACTTGCAGAAGTTGAAATGCTTGTTGTTACACCAACCTCAAAATTAGCAGTAGCTGTTACATTTCCTATAGATGCAGGTGTTCCTGAAACAAATTGTATTCTTGTTCCAGTAGATGAAGCACTTGCACTTGTTGTCGGTGTTGCAGATACTGTCCTTGCTTTTATACTACTTGCACTTGTACTTGCCGATGTAGATATTGATGCAGTTACATCTATTGAAAACTGTATCTCAGCACTAACAGTAGCACTTGTTGTAATACTTCCTGATGCTTGTCTTACTTGCAAACTGGACAAACTGTCCATGTTTCCAAAAGTATTTAAATTATCTAATACACCCCAACTATCAAGTTGTTCTAATGTTGGATTATTAAATTCAACTTTTAAAAGGTCTGCCTCAGTATCTAATGAACCACTAATTGTGTCCAAAGTCTGAGTAATTTGATCAAGATTTGGAACACCCAAAGGCATATTAAGCTGCTGTTATAGTAAGCGCTCCTGATGCAATTTTTAGGACATCACCTGAAGCAATAGTTTTTGCTTGTGCAAAAGCACCATGAAAAAGTAAGTTACCACCTGAACTAGCATCAAAAATACCAAAATGACTTACACTTCCAAAAGATCCAGTTGCTGCATCAAACTCTACTGCTGCATTGCTTGATATCGAGCCACCTGAAGCTGCTGCAAAAGTAACTGCTTTTCTACTGTAGTTATTACCACTAAGCTCTGTCCCTGAATTGTCATCTCCAAACGATCCAGTAGACAATGCTACATAAACTGCTGATGGTGCAGAAGTGGCTGCACGACCAGTAAAATGATCTAAAAATTTTA